CGACAGCTCGACCATGCCCTCTTTGTCTTCGTATTCTTTTTCGATAGAGATTTCGATCTTCATTTGCTGCCTTTCGCTGCCCACATATTATCCACAAGCGAGGGATAGGGTCGGCCCGCCTTCTGAGCTCTACGCATCGCGCTGCGCTTCTCCGAATCGGATAACTTCTGTGGCTTGCCTAGATCCTTTGGCCTTGGCTTATCCCATACCTCTTTCATCACTTGCCTTTCTTGGACATGCCAGCCTCAGACAACGCAATCGCAACAGCCTGGTCGCGTGACTTTACCTTGTCACCGCTGGAAGATTTCAGCTTGCCTGCCTTGTACTCGCGCATGACCTTGGAAACCTTGCTCTTCATCTTGTCTTCTTTGTCGTAATGTCCTGGCATGATTAAGTCTCCTGTAGCATTGGTCGGGTTGCGCGTCGGCTGACAGCGCCCAAGCGTGCGGCCTTGCGCTCGCCTACTTCGCGCTTAAAAGCAGATTCTGTTTCTGCTTTTTTGGCAGCAAATTGTGAAGTGTCAAACTCTGCAATGGCTGGCCTAACTGGTGCAGTTGGCGCTTTAGGTGCTGTTTCTGTAAATTTTGGAATTGGTTTTTTTTCGTAATAGGTATAGGTTTCTTGTGCTGGGTAATAACTAAAGACGTTGGTAAACGGGTCGTAATAAGGCTTCGCAACAGTTCGCGTACCTGTTTTTGCTATTAAAGGATTTTTCGCAATCTCAGCCAGAGTGACGTTATAAGCATCTAGTTTGTTTTGGTATTCAGATTTTTGAGACTCAAATGCTGGCATCAGTTCGGTCTGATACCGTTTCACTTCGGATTCATACGGTGCCATCCTTTCGGCAACCATCTTTTGGTAATCAGCAAAGCTCTGCTGATATTGGCCGGTCATCGACTCAATATTTTTTGAATACTGCTGCGCAAGACGTTCAATGTCTGACATCCTGCGCACCTTCGTGCGCTTTTGATAGAGTGTCTCTGCCATTATTACAGCCTCATCCCTGATGAAAACTCAGCTGCTGTAATGCCCAGCTCTGGCGTTAGACGCTCCTGCGATAGCAGCGCTCTGCGGCCACCACGGGTGCGAGCTTTCATCGCAGAGGCTTCAGATGCTGCAGCCTTGCGACGCTCCTCGTCAGCAGCTTCCTGCACTTCTTTGGCTTTCTTTTCCATCTCCAGTTTGTTTTCCTGGTACTGGAGCTGCTGCTTTTGGAACTGCTCTCTAGCAGTTTGCGCTTGCTGCTCTAGCGACGCGCCCTGCTTGGCGTACTCAGCAGTCTGCCGCGACATTTCCATGCGCATTGCAGCGGCATCAGCGGCTTGCTGCCTCAATGCTTCAGCCTGCTGGCGTTCAGCAGATCGACGCGCTTTGTTTGCTTCGTATCCTTGATAAACAGTTGAACCAAGAATCGCCAATGCTAGCCAAGGTGCAGGCATGATTACCCCCTATTTACAGAATTACGTTGATTCTATTGGGTTTTCAAAAGGTTGCAACCATAAAGCTATATGGCAGATATACCTCATGCAAAAATATCGAAGTCCATCTTCGCCACCGTCAGGCCGGGTGCCTTGCCGCCCAGGCTGTGAACTCTTGTCATGCGGTTATATTCGCCGCCACCAAGCATCAAATACCCGAATGAGTCGCCAATGTGCGAGTGTTCGTTCTTGTTGGGCGCATCTCGGAACCGCTCTTGCCCTGCGCCGACTGCAACCCGCTTGAAGTGGTAGCCACCGGCTAAAGCCTTGCGCAGTAGCTTGCAGTTGCGGTTGACGATCAGCCCTGGCTTGCCGTCGATTAGGCGCTGCATGGGCGCTGCCGAGGCCTCTCGGCGTACCTTGAAGTCGTTGCTGGCAGTGGGTTGAGCCTTTAGCCCCAGTGTGCGCAGGAAATCAAAGGCAGTCACCTCATAGATGGCATCACGCGCCATGCCAGCAGGGTCGCCCCAAATCATGACCTGGTGCTGCGGGTAACGCGCATTGAGTTCGGCCAGCAGTTGCATACCGAATCGCTCCAAACCCATGTCAAATGTCACGATCTCGTGGTGGATCACCCAGCGGCCATTGGGTAGACGCTGGCCAATAGTGGCAGCTGGGGTCAATCCGAAGTCGAGTCCGACCTGAATCGGCACATCAAGCGACAGATCGGTTTCACCCGACATGGTCGAATCGTCATATTCAGGCCAGACGGGTCGGCCTTCTTGGACGTAGGTGTACAAACCGCCTGCGTAGCACTTGATCCAATCCAAGTTCTTACCCAGCAGCATTTGCTGGTAGTAACCGCCGGGCAGGTTGTTGATGTTCTCGGCCTTTGGGTTGACCTTCCACCACTTGCCAGCGGCGAATATATGGTCGTTAGCCTCGGGATTGTCGGGCAGGTGTTCAGGATCGACCTCGATCACGCCACCAGGTTGCTGCCAAAACTTCCAAGCGTACTGGCCGGTCATTTTTTCCTTGACGGCCATCTTATGCCACCAGTGATCATCGTCTGTTGGGTTGGTATCCATCCAGATACCGTGCCAAGTAGCACCGCCATCGCGCTTGGTTGGGTAGCGGCCAACCCGGTGGGTCAGGCCATCGATCACCGCCTTGGGCAGTTCTCGCGCTTCGTTGACCCAAGCGCCAGTGAGCTCAAGCGAAAGCAGTTTCCGCACATCTTTTGGCTGGTCAAGCGCCAAGAAAATGACTTCCATATCGATGCCTGCGGCCTCACCGCGAGCTGGCAGTCGGATGTGGTGGGTGATGGGTGGGGTGTGCATCATCGGCCCGAAGGTGGATTCGGGAAACAGGTCGAGCCAGGTCTTGATGGTGGTGGTTTTCAGCATAGGGTAGCTGTTTCGCACCACCGCCCAGCGCGAATATCGGATGTTATCAATCGGGCTTGGCTTCTGTTGAATCGCCTTCTTGAAGATCTTGGCCGCGCAACCGTAGCTTTTGCCGGAGCCCACCGGCCCCATCACGCCCTGGACAAAGGCGTTGCTCTGGAAGAAGTCGTAGATCACCGGGCTCTCGCTGAAGTCGAACCTCAGACCCTCGCTCGATACCGTCTTGCTGGACTGCTCTTTCGTTTTTGACACGTTTCCTCCAGAGGCTCACTGAAATCTCATTGCATTGTGGTTTTTCTCGACCACGAAGATCGCTCGCTTCAAGGCAGCAACAATCGCGTCCTTGTCTTTTTCGTAGGTATCAGGATCAAGATCAAAGATCGTTACACTGATCTCGTCCTCGTCGTGCTGTACCTTGATCGTGTATTCAACCATGCTCATCCCTCTGTGGCGCGACCACGTTGACATCAATCACGCTCGGCTTGTCGTTCTCATCAGGGTTGTCCAGCAGGCCAGAAGCCTTGGCCAGCAACCGCAGCACGCCCACCTTATCGTACAACTCGATGTCCAAGAAACTGTTGCCTTCTTTGTCAGTTCTGACCGATACCTTCTTAATCGCCTGCAAGGCGTGTTCAGGGATCTGGTGCGCAGCCTTGACCTTGACCTGGCCGTCCTCATCCCAGGTCATGATGTCCGTGATCTTGGTGTTGGCCATGCACAGCAAGGCATAAGACACCGCTTCTCGGTTCTGGATCAGGGTGTTTGAGCGCTCCAACCGACGCTGGATCGAGCGAGTACCACCCCAGTTGGTCAAGGGCGGTACTACGTTGGATTGTTTCTTTGCAGCCATCAGAAAGGTATCTCTTCGTCAGCCTGCGGCTGGAAGCCATTGCCCTTGGCCTGGTTGTGCGTAGACAGCGGTGGCGCACCAATCGACTTCACCTTGCCGATCTTGATCTTGAAATACTGCTCACCCGCCTTAGTGGTAGCAGGATTCAAGTCAAGGTAATGCACCGTGCCGTCAGGCAACATTACGTCACCACGGTAGGCAGCGTGCCAATCCTCCTTCTTTTCCTTGTTGATAAACGCACTGCCAAAGTTCGGCTTATGTTCCCATCCCATGTTGTTAATCTCCTAAGTTGTTGCAAAAAACCCACCAAACAAAAAAGTGGGGAAATTAAATCTCAAGACACTCAAGCAGGCACACCACTTGAGCAGATGTCTGACGAGCAAGGGTGTTCAGCATCTCAATGTGGTGAACCAGCGGAGAGCCGCCACAGCCCACATCTTTGGTGTTCCCAGTGCTCGCAGGGGTCGGCCTAATGACAGGGTTCAGACGCTGCTCAAGCTGCGCAACACTCTCGTGCAAGTAATGCAACTCCTTCTCAAGTTGTTCAATAGCCATTACCACCGGCTGCTGTTGCTTTGCCTGCAATGCCGCACCAAGCATGTTTTCTTGACCACCAATGATTTGATTACCTAGCAACATTACAACCTCCTAAAAAAGTGGGGAAAAATTGTGAGTAGCACCCGCTAGCGCTCATGACGGGGGAGGGGGTAAAGGGTGCCTTTTTGACAACGGATGATGCCAGATCGATAACGCAATCGATTCTGCAGCCAGGTCGTGCTGGCATCGCTTCAATGCAGACACGTCGTTACCCCCCCCCTGCCTTCTGGACACGTCAAAACACCAGACGTTCGTTTGGTCTTTGGACACTTTGGATTACAGCCCCGTAGAGCCGTTTTCCATGCGTACCCATGTCTGCCTATTACCTGCACCCTGATCGCGCCTTGTAGGTACCTTAGATCGCGTTTAAATGCCATGCCGTGCTGTTAGCTCATCCGATTGAAGCATGATCAGGTCGTTAGCCAGCATCGCGCCATCGGTCGGCAAGGGCAAACCTTCAGCTGCATAGCGATCTGACAACTTATCCATCAGTGTTTCCAGTTCAGCAACTGTTGTTGAATCTGCAATGTGTTGAATTGATTCTTGGTTGCTTAAAACATTAAAACCTTTATTTAAAAATAACCTTAATACCTTATCTATACCTATGTTTTCTTGTGTTCGCGCAACCTCTGGATGTAGCCGATGATGTTGCCTATGAGCGGAGTTATCCACAGGTCTAGGTTGCCTATGTGTAGGCTCTTCATTGGCAACCTCTGAAGGTTGCTTATCAGACGCCTTTGACTGCTTCTTCTTGGCGATCTGTTCTTTCATCTTGGCAACGGTTACGGTGTCTCCTGACTTTGGCATTTGATACTCCTTGGCTGGTTGTTGAACTGGCTTAATTACTCCGTTGATCATGTCCTGGATGCGCTTTAATCCTTCTGGATCTGGTGTCATGTCCTGCATTTGTTTCTCCTTCATTAGCGGTGTCCTGGTGTCTTCGATGCGGCTGGTGATGGCCACAGCTGTCTCAGCATCGATGCTCTTATCGAAGATTAGCCGGATGCTGTTTGACCTCTCGCCTCGCCAGCCCTTGCTGATTACTTCCAAGTAACCAGCCTTGACCAGCTTGCCGACTTGCCGGGTGATTGCTTGCCTACTAACGCCCAGGTCTTGAGCTAGCCTGGCTTGCCCGACCCAAGTGATCCCAGCTCGGTTGCAATAGCTGGCCACCAGCAGCAGCGTGCGCAACATGCCCTCGGTCAGACCGCGGTCAGTCGCAGCTCGGATCGGCACCACGGCCAGCTTGCGCTGATCCGGTGCCGGTTCTTTTTCCCTGACCTTGGGCTTCTTGGGCAGCTGGAACTGCACCACATTGTCGGGTGCTGCGCTCATCAATCCTTCCCAAAGCTGCTGAC